CTTAAAGATTGGTTAAACTCTATTAACTTTACAAAAGAAAATTTATCAGAAAATATTCAAGATTATCCTCCATATATTATTAATCGGTGTTTATCTGCGCACATTGATTGCATAATGTATGTGAATGAAATGAATATGTCACATTATCTTGAAAAAGATATGCAATATTCATTTTATCTAAATAGTCTAAGGAAACGGAAGAGATTTTCTCCCTGGCTCCGAAAGGATAAAGTCACAGACTTAGAATGTATAAAGCAATACTATGGATATAGTAATGAAAAAGCATCACAAGCTCTGAAAATCTTAACAAAAGAACAAATTAAATTCATTAAACAACGACTTGACATTGGAGGAAAAAAATGACTACTACGGTAGAACCCACTGTTAATTGGTCTCAAGATCAAATGGTGGAGGTAATTCTTAATGAACCTGATGACTTTTTGAAAGTCCGTGAGACTTTAACCCGCATCGGAGTTGCATCAAGAAAAGAAAAAAAACTCTATCAATCCTGCCACATTTTACATAAACAGGGCAGATATTATATTGTTCATTTTAAAGAACTGTTTGCTTTAGACGGTAAACATGCAAATTTGACTGTAAATGATGTTCAACGACGTAATCGTATTGTTCGTTTGCTTGCTGATTGGGGACTAATTACTGTCGTTAAAGAAGATAGTGTTGCTGATATTGCACCATTAAATCAAATCAAAGTTCTTGCTTATAAGGATAAAGGTGATTGGATTTTAGAACAAAAATATAATATTGGTAAAAAAGGTAAAGTTCAGGAAACCGAATAAAAAGGGGACGGGATTCCTACCCGTCTTTTTTTATGATTTTGTATAATTAATAATGGATGCCGTAAGGATCCACAAAACACAAACTCGCTTTTAAAGGAGCTACCATAATGACTAACCTCATGCGATATACTGCGTCGGATCTTCCTGCACTAATGGATAGGATCACACGCAACAGTATTGGAATGGATGAATACTTTGATCGTATTTTTAACATTCATGAAACTACTTCTAACTACCCACCTTACAATTTCATCAAAGTAAGTAACGTAGAATCCCGTTTGGAACTTGCACTTGCTGGATTTAAAAAGGAGGAAGTCCACGTATACACAGAGTATGGAAAACTTTTTGTCGAAGGACAAAAAGAAGATAAGGAATCTGATGCCAATTACATCCATAAGGGATTGGCTCAACGATCTTTCAAAAGGGCATGGACTCTCTCCGACGATACAGAAGTACGAGAAGTTACCTTTGATAATGGACTGCTAACAATTAGACTTGGTAAGATTGTTCCAGAACATCATTCTCGTAAAGATTATCTCTAAATAGTATTGAATATCGTCGTCGTAAGAGGAGCACCTGGCAAAATCCAGGTTGACTCCTCCTTTTTTTCGTGTTAAAATATGTAGGAGACAAAAAGTAAAAAAATGACAATTAAACTTGTACTTTTAAAATCGGGAGAAGACATAATTTCTGATGTTGCAGAAATGTGTGTTGGTGAAGAAGATGATAAAAAAGTAATAGGATATTTTCTTAACAAACCTTGCATTGTTAAAATTAGAGACTCTCAAGTTTTAACGGAAGAAACTGAAACAAATCAAAAATCTGCATTTCAAGTTTCATTATTTCCTTGGATGCCACTTTCTGCTGAAAATAATATTCCGGTTCCATCTGATTGGGTTGTCACAATTGTTGAACCTAAAGAAAAATTAAAACAAATGTATATCGAGGACGTGTTGAATTATGGAACAGAAAACGATCAAAATTCTGTCACTGCTGAACAATCTGATTCTGGTAACTCAGATTGAAGAAGTTGGTGCTGATATTGGAGAACCAGATTGCAAACTTATTAACCCATTTGTGGTTAAAAGTGATCAAACATTAGAACCATTTCTTTGTGGTTATACAAAACAAAATACATTTATGATGAGTTCAGATAAGATTCTTACTCTTGCAGATCCGACACCAACCCTTCTTGAAAAATATGAGGACTTGATTAAAGAATGACACAAAGCTTTTATACTAATGTTCAATTGATTGGAAATCAATTTTTGGTTCGTGGAGTAGAGAATGGTAAAAGATTTGAAACGAGAGATGAGTTTTTTCCTACTCTCTTTGTAAAAACTAAAAGGGATTCTAAGTATAGAACATTAAGTGGTGAAGCAGTAGAACCAATTAATCCTGGAACTGTAAGGGATTGTCGTGAGTTTTATAAAAAATATGATGAAGTTGATGGATTTGAAATCTATGGAAATGATCGTTACATCTATCAATATATTTCAGAAAAATATCCAGAAGATGAAATCAAGTTTGATATCAGTAAAATCAAACTCGTAACTTTAGACATTGAGGTTGCTTCTGAGCAAGGATTCCCCGATGTTGAATCCTGTTCAGAAGAAATTCTTGCAATCACTATTCAGGATTATGCAACTAAAAAAATCATCACTTGGGGATCTAAACCTTTTAAAAACACCCGCAGTGATGTAACATATCACCACTGTCCAAGTGAATATGAACTTTTAAACAATTTTATCCATTATTGGATGATTGATGTTCCAGACGTAATTACTGGGTGGAATATTCAATTGTATGATATTCCTTATATCTGCAAAAGACTAAATCGTGTTCTTGGTGAAAAACTAATGAAACGAATGTCTAATTGGGGACTTGTCACTGAAGGTGAAGTTTTCATTAATGGAAGAAAACATACTACCTTTGATGTGGGTGGGTTGACTCAACTTGATTATCTTGATCTCTATAAGAAGTTTACTTATAAAGCACAGGAATCATATCGTCTTGATTACATTGCTGAAGTTGAACTTGGGCAAAAGAAATTGGATCACTCTGAGTTTGATACATTTAAAGATTTCTATACTCAAGGTTGGCAAAAGTTTATCGAATATAACATCGTTGACGTAGAACTTGTTGATCGACTGGAAGACAAGATGAAACTGATTGAACTTGCTTTGACGATGGCATATGACGCAAAAGTCAACTATGCTGATGTGTTTTATCAAGTTCGTATGTGGGACAACATCATTTACAACTACCTCAAAAAAAGAGATATTGTAATCCCACCAAAGAATAAATCTCAAAAGAATGAGAAGTATGCTGGTGCTTATGTAAAAGAACCCAAACCTGGCAAGTATGATTGGGTTGTCAACTTTGACTTAAACTCACTGTATCCTCACTTGATTATGGAGTTTAATATCAGTCCAGAAACTCTTGTTGATGAAAAGCATCCAACAATTACTGTAGATAAGATTCTTAATCAAGAACTTACTTTTGAGATGTATAGTGATTATGCTATTTGCGCGAATGGTGCAATGTTCCGTAAAGATGTTCGTGGATTTCTTCCTGAACTAATGGAAAAGATGTATCAAGATCGTGTCATCTTTAAAAATAAGATGATTGAAGCAAAGAAGCAGTATGAAAAGAAAAAGACAAAAGAACTTGAGAAAGAAATTGCCAGATGCAATAACATCCAAATGGCAAAAAAGATTTCCTTGAACTCTGCTTATGGTGCGATTGGTAATCAGTATTTCCGTTATTATAAACTTGAAAATGCCGAAGCAATTACTTTAAGTGGGCAAGTTGCAATTCGTTGGATTGAAAGTAAGATGAATGCTTACTTAAATAAACTTCTTAAAACAGATGATGTTGATTATGTTATTGCTTCAGATACTGACTCCATTTATCTTAATATGGGCCCTCTGGTTGAAACTGTATACAAGAGAAGAGAAAAAACTACTCAGGGCATTGTTTCGTTCCTTGATAAGATCTGTAAAGTGGAACTTGAAAAGTATATTGAAGGTTGCTACCAAGAATTGGCTTCGTATGTAAATGCCTATGACCAAAAGATGCAGATGAAACGAGAGAATATTGCTGATCGTGGAATTTGGACTGCTAAAAAACGATACATTTTGAATGTTTGGGATAGTGAAGGTGTTCGTTATGAAGAACCTAAACTCAAAATGATGGGTATTGAAGCAGTCAAATCATCTACACCTGCACCTTGTCGCAAGATGATTAAGGATGCTCTTAAGTTGATGATGAGTGGAACTGAGAATGAAGTCATTGACTTTATTGAAAATTCACGAAAGCAGTTTAAACAACTTCCACCCGAACAGATTGCATTTCCAAGAACAGCATCTGATGTTCAAAAATATCAATCATCTTCGTCAATTTATGCAAAGGGAACACCAGTTCATATTCGTGGAGCACTTTTATTCAATCATTATATAAAAGAGAAAAAACTTACCAACAAGTATTCACTTATTAATAATGGTGAAAAGGTAAAGTTCATTTATTTAAAAAAACCAAATAGTATACACGAGAATATTATTTCTTTTATTCAAGAGTTTCCAAAAGAACTCAACCTTGACAAATACATTGATTATGACTTACAATTTGAAAAAAGTTTTGTAGAGCCACTCAGAGCAATTCTTGATGCGATTGGGTGGAGTGTAGAAAAAACTGCAAATCTAGATTCTTTCTTTGTTTAATAATGATATTATTAAAAACTTATAAACTTTTCCAATGACAAATATAAAAAAAACAGTATTTCATGATTTTACCAATCCAGAATTTTGTAGTAAATCTGATATTAAATCTTTAATACATTCCATAAATCTTTTAGGAAATGACTTAATTGGTGTTGAGTTGGGTGTTTTCCAAGCTCAAAGTTTTTGTACAATTTTACATAATTGTCCAAATATAAAATGTTTATATGGAGTTGATTCATATTTACCTTATGACGACTACATAAAATCTGATTATGACGGAACTCCTGCATGTAGTTTTTTTGAAAAAGATCTTGATATAATAAAATCAATAGCTTTTAGTAGAATAAAATATTCCGGAATGAGTGAAAAGGTTATTTTTTATAATGAAGATAGTAATGAAGCAGTAAAAAAATTTAATACCGAAAGTATTGATTTTATTTTTATCGATACTTATCTTACCGAAGATCAAGTAAAAAATGATTTAGAGACTTGGTATCCAATTGTAAAAAAGGGTGGATTATTTTCTGGTCATGATTGGAATAGTAAACAAGTTCGAAGACCAGTATTAAACTTTAGGGAAAAATATAAAATTAGTAGCAATCTAAGTATATTTGATAGTTGCTGGGCTTGGATTAAATAAATTTTTAAATGTAAAAATAATTATGGACTTTCTTAAAGATATTGTAAAAGAAATCGGTGATGACTTCACAAAGTTAGCATCTGATATTGACGAAACTGAAACTTATGTTGATACGGGTTCATACGTTTTTAATGCACTGGTTTCAGGTAGCATTTTTGGTGGTGTATCTGGGAATAAGATTACTGCTATTGCTGGAGAGTCTTCTACTGGAAAGACTTTTTTCTCTCTCGCAGTGGTTAAGAACTTTCTTGATACTCATTCCGATGGTTACTGTCTCTACTTTGACACTGAGGCTGCTATCACTAAATCACTTATAGAATCTCGTGGAATTGATACTACTCGTCTCGTTGTTGTTAATGTTGTTACTATAGAAGAGTTTCGTACAAAAGCACTCAAAGCAGTAGATATATATCTGAAGGCACCGGTAGAAGATCGCAAACCTTGTATGTTTGTGTTAGACTCTTTGGGTATGCTTTCTACAAGTAAAGAAATTAATGATGCACTGAATGAAAAAGAAGTTAGGGATATGACTAAATCCCAACTTATTAAAGGTGCTTTCCGAATGCTCACACTCAAATTAGGTCAAGCAAATGTCCCGCTCATTGTCACAAATCATACATACGATGTCATCGGAGCTTACGTACCAACTAAAGAAATGGGAGGAGGTTCTGGACTCAAATACGCAGCAAGTACGATCATTTATCTCAGCAAAAAGAAAGAAAAGGATGGAACGGAAGTGGTCGGAAATATTATCAAGGCTAAGACTGCTAAATCGCGTTTAAGTAAGGAGAATAAAGATGTTGAGATCCGTTTGTATTATGATGAGCGCGGTCTTGATCGTTACTATGGTCTTTTGGAACTTGGTGAACTTGGTGGACTCTGGAAGAATGTAGCAGGACGTTATGAAATGGATGGTAAGAAGATTTATGCCAAACAAATTCTTGCAAACCCAGAAGAGTATTTCACTGATGAAGTGATGCAAAAACTTGATGCGATTGCAAGAGAGGAGTTCAGTTATGGCAAATGATTAAGATTCTGAAGACAAGAATCAATGTATCAAAAGTTGTAGAACAACTCAAAAAATATCCACAAGACTGGGATCATCAAAAACAATTGAAAGATTCTCAGTCTTTAGTTGATAGGGGATTTGCTGACTTGCCAGTAAGTGCTCTTCAACTTATAATAGGTGGAGTTAAAAGTAAAGAAGACTTTGTTGGGGACTCTGAAATTAATATTAAGACTCCTGCATATGAGCATCACAGTGAAATTAGAAAGATCATACGTAAACAATTTAGAAATAGAGAGTTGCACCGTTGTGGTTTTCTTTCTTTGCCTGTTGATGAAATTGTAGGAGCACATATTGATGAAGGAACTTATTATCTAACAAGAGATAGATATCACCTTTCTATTTTGGGAAGATATCAATATTTCTGTGGAACTGATAGTGTAATCGTTGAACCAGGAACTCTTTTTTGGTTTAATAATAAACTACCTCACGGAACAGTTAATATTGGTGATAAAACAAGAATAACATTTGTATTTGATATGCCTTATGGACAAAGTTGAGTTTTTAATTCTTCGCAATCTTCTTTATAATGAAACTTATTTAAGAAAAGTTATTCCATTTATTAAGTCTGAATATTTTGAAGATTTTAATCAAAAAATTGTATTTGAAGAGATTCTAAAGTTTATTCAACAATATAATGAACTTGCAACAAAAGAAGTTCTTTGTATTGAAGTAGAAAAACGTCAAGATATTAACGACACCTCTTTCAAAGAAATCACACATCTAATTGAATGTCTTGATGACGTTCCTGCAGAATTCAACTGGTTAGTTGATACGACTGAGAAATGGTGCCGTGATCGTGCCATTTATCTTGCATTGATGGAGTCTATTCATATTGCAGATAATAAAGATGAAAAGAAGAATCGTGATAGCATCCCGTCAATTCTTTCAGATGCCCTTGCTGTATCTTTTGATACGCACATCGGACACGATTATCTGTTAGACTACGAAGCACGTTATGAGTCCTATCATAGAAAGGAAGAGAAAATTGAATTCGACCTTGAATACTTTAACAAAATCACAAAAGGTGGTTTACCTAATAAGACTCTCAATATCGCTCTTGCTGGTACGGGTGTCGGAAAAAGTCTCTTTATGTGCCACGTGGCTGCTTCCGTCCTATTGCAAGGCAGGAACGTTTTGTATATCACTCTTGAAATGGCGGAGGAACGAATTGCTGAAAGAATTGATGCAAATCTTTTGAATATTCCTATTCAGCAACTCAATGAACTTCCAAAGTCAATGTTTGAGAGTAAGGTGACTAATCTTGCAAAGAAAACTCAAGGTACTTTGATTATTAAAGAGTATCCAACCGCATCTGCTCACAGTGGACATTTCAAATCTCTGTTGAATGAACTTTCCCTCAAGAAGTCTTTCAAACCAGATATTATTTTTATTGATTATCTTAATATTTGTTCTTCCTCTCGTTATCGTGGAAACAGCAACATTAACTCATACACTTTTATTAAGGCAATTGCGGAAGAACTTCGGGGACTTGCTTGCGAGTTTAATGTTCCAATCGTGAGTGCAACACAAACTACAAGAAGTGGTTATGGTTCTTCTGATGTTGAATTAACCGATACTTCAGAATCTTTTGGACTTCCTGCTACTGCAGATCTTATGTTTGCTTTAATTAGTACAGAAGAACTGGAGGGACTTGGACAGATTCTAGTCAAACAGCTCAAGAATCGTTATAATGATCCCACTATTCACAAACGTTTTGTAATCGGTATTGATCGTGCTAAAATGAGACTTTATGATTGTGAACAGTCGGCACAAGAAGATATTCTTGACAATGGCAAAGAAGAAGAGTATGATTATGAAGAAAAGAAACCTAAAAAATCATTTGAGGGATTTAAGTTTTGATTAATATTAACAAAGAAATTCTTCCTGATGGATCTACTAAATTTACTATGACTGAAAATAAAGTTATTGATACAAAAAAATATATTGAGTTTGTTCGTCAAACTACAAGTCCCGCAAGTAGTGATTTTGCAGCACTTCTTGCACGTATGACTGAACTTGAAGCAACGAATGATGCAGATGTTCCTCGTCTTTTAACTGCTGCCCTTGGTATGACAGCAGAAGCAGGAGAATTTACTGAAGTTGTAAAGAAAATTGTAATGCAAGGAAAACCTTATAATGAAGAAAATGTTTTCCATATGAAGAGAGAACTTGGTGATATTTGTTGGTATCTTGCGCAAGCTTGTATGGCACTTGATACTAACTTTGAAGAAGTTCTTCAAATGAACTATGAAAAACTGAGTGCTCGTTATCCTGAAGGCACTTTTGATGTATATCGTTCTGAAAATCGTGTGGAGGGAGATCTGTGACTAGAGAAAAACAAGTAACAGTTAAAATGGATGCTCGTGCTGCAGCAGCAGTTCGTCAAGTTCTCTTTGAAGCACAGAGAGGATATACTTATGATGAAGTGAGTGTCCCTCCTCGTATTGTTGACATTCGTTCAGTTATTCAAAGTATTGATGATAATCTTGGTGCTGTTCTTGGAGTTTGACCCTTACAGGGTCTTTTTTTATAAATAACTAAAAAAGTATTTGTAGAAAAATGGATTCTAAAGAACTTAGAGGTTTGTGTGAAGCTTATACTGCTGTTTACGATGAAGAACTCAGAGATGAGTTAGAAGAAATGTCAGATGAATTTGCTGGCATTGAAGATTTAACCGATGATGAAATTGATGCAATTGTTGAAGAAACAATTGATGAGATGCTTGATGAAGGATATGAATTTGATGAAGTAGAGCAAATTTTTGAAGAAGTTCTTTCGGAAGCAAGAGTTGATATGGCAGCTCGTGCTGCTGCAAGAAAAAAGGAAATGGCAGCATCGGAAAAGTCTGCAAAAGAAGCAAGACGTAGAGGTGCAGAAGTAGTTAGAAAAGAAAAAAGAGCAGAAGCAATTTCTAAAGTGAAGGGTGCTGTTAAGTCTGCACTTGGAAAAGCAAAAGCAGCAGTTAAATCTGGTGTTGCAAAAGCAAAAGAAGCTGGAAAAGAAGCAAAGTTTCGTGCAGTAGATAAACCAGTAGCTGCTTATGCTACTAAAAGAAATCTTCATCCTGCCGCAGGAATGGCAGCAAGATCAAAAGATCCTGAAAAGAGAAGAGGACTAAGAGCAAAAGTTGCTGCTGATATCAAAGGCAGAATTAAAAAGAAAATTGCTCAGGCACAAGTAGGTGCTTATAGTGCTGCAAGAAAAGCTGGACAGGCAGCATCTGATGTTGCCGGAAGAGCAAAACAAAGTGCAAAAAATATTAAGGCAAAAACCAAAAGGGGAGTTAAGAGTGCAATAGGTGCAGCAGCTTCTAAAGTTGCATCTGGAGCATCTGGACTTGCTACAAGAATGGCAACGGAAGAAATTGATGTTTATGATGTAGTTCTTGAGTATCTTCTTGGTGGAGGTTATGCTGAGACACAAGAAGCAGCAGAAAAAATTATGTTAAATATGAGTGAAGAGTGGAAAAACGAAATTATTGCTAAGTGTGATTGATAAATAAATCGGAAGGTTGCTCTGACCCACTTGACTTTTAGTTGAGTGGGTCTTATACTTTCTACATCGGGGATATAGCTCAGTTGGTAGTAGCACTTGCTTTGCAAGCAAGATGTCATCGGTTCGAGTCCGATTATCTCCATAAATATAAGAAATGGAAAAAAATAAATAAAAGTATAACAAAAAATAATATGAAGAGTTTTTTCCAATTCTTATCTGAAGCATCAGAATCGCAAGCAACAATGCAGGCGAAGAAACTTGGGTTAAAGAGTGATGGGCATGGTGGTTGGTTAGATGCTCGTGGGGAATTTGTAGCAAAAACTGAAAAGGGTAAGTTAAAATTCTTCAATCAAAAACAAAAAATTGGTGGGAGAGATCCAAATCAAGTAAGAACCCCAAGAAGTCAACAAATAGCAGCAACTCAAACAAAACCTCAACCGGCAATTTCACCAGATATTAGACAAGCACCATCCACTTCTCAAGTAGAAAAACCAAAAGAGGATGGAGACACTTTAACTGTTGTATTCGGTAGATTTAATCCACCAACTATTGGGCACGAAAAACTTTTAAAAACTGCAGATAAAGTTTCTGTTGGTGGAGATTTAAAAATATATCCGTCAAGAACTCAAGATGCTAAAAAGAATCCTTTACCACCAGATACAAAAATCTCATACATGAGAAAAATGTTCCCAAATTTTGGTGAGCGTATTATTAATGACCCAAATATGAAAACAATTTTTGATGTTCTAATTGCGGCGAATGCAGAGGGATATCAAAATGTTAATTTGGTAGTGGGTTCAGATCGTCAATCGGAATTTGAAAATCTATCTCAAAAGTATAATGGTGATTTATATACTTTTGATCTTATCCGTGTTGTTTCTGCTGGAGTTCGTGATGCTGATTCTGAAGGGGTGGAAGGAATGTCTGCCTCTAAAATGAGAAAAGCAGTTATGGATAACGATTTTGCCTCATTCCGCAGAGGAACTCCAAAGACATTGGATGATGGAGACACTCAAACTTTATTTGATGCAATTCGTCAAGGAATGGGAGTAAAAAAATCAAAGATTAAGAAGGAATCATATTCTCTTTGGGAAATTGCTCCAAAATTTGATCAGGAAACTCTTCGTGAAAACTATATTAAAGGAAATATTTTTAAAATTGGTGATATTGTAGAAAACTTAAATACTGGATTAGTGGGCAAAATTATTCGTAGAGGAACAAATTATTTGATTTGTGTTACGGAGCAAGATAATATGTTTAAGTCCTGGATTAAAGATGTTATGGAATACACTGAAGTCAAAATGAATAGTATGTATAGACTTCCTGGAAAACCAAACACATTGGCAGGAACTACTGGTTATTTAAAATATGCGATACAGCAAACTCCGGGATCTACGTTAGGGAGGGAAAATATACAGAAAGGTGGTAGAGCATTTTTGGATTTCATAAATAAGTATAAGAAAAAGAAAGTAAGTGCTTAAAAATGTCTATCAATCCTCTGAACGATATTTCAAAAGTTTATCTGGAGCAAATTGCTATTTCTGAAGCAAAAGTGGATAAATTAAAACCAGAGCACGAAAGGGCCACCGCAAGAGATAAAAGAAGTGAATTTTCTGATCTTCCAGGATCTGGTGCAAGACGTGCAAGAAGAATTGCACATCGAGAAAGAGACGAATTGAATAAAGATGCAAAGGATATTCGTAGAGGTAAATTAAACGCACCTCAATTCCAGGGAAAGACAGGACAAGAACGCATTGCCCAAGTTAAAAGGGCAATGGGTATGAAGGAGGAAAAAAAACCTAATGATGGAAACTTAGCAAATAATTATCCTCCATATGATAAAGTTACTAGAGGAGATGTAATTGCTGGAAGACTTGGTAAGGATCAGATGGGTGGAAAGAAAAAAGTAAAAGAAGGTTTCTCAAACTGGAGAGAAGAGTTATCTGAAATTGTTGAAGTAATTGATAAAAGTAAAAAAGATCAAAAAATAACAGAAAAGCAAGTTAATAATAAAGTTGTAATTAACCCAACTCTTAATCTTGGTGATGGTGTAAGAGAATCTGTTGAAAAGTTTGGTGGAACTCTTCTTGAGATGGTAGAACTTGATGAAGAATTTATTTATGAAACTGTTAATATTGCAACTGAATATTTTTATGAAATGGGATTGAATGAGGTTGGAGTAAATATTCTCATTGAAGAACTCGGACTTGAGGGTTTTGTTGATTTTGTATTTGAATTATCTGAAGAATACACTTTAAATGAAGCAAGGAGAAGTGGTAGAATTGAACCAGTGACTGCTAAGGGAACTGCATTTAAATCAGGAAAACCAACTGGAAAATCATTGCAAAGACTTCGTGCTCAAAAAGCAGCAAGAAGAGAAGCAGAGACAAAAGCATCTGCATCCAAACCATCGGGAATGAAAGCAGCACTTCAGAAACAATCTGCTGTTGCAAGTGCCAAAAAGCAACAACCTGCCAAAAAACCATTAAAGGATAGAATTGCTAAAGGTGTTCTTGGTGCTCTTGATGCATATCAGAAAGGTATGGAACGTCATAGAGCAGCAACTGCAACTGCTGGTAAAGCATTGAGAGTTGCTGGAAGGGGTGCTTCTGAGTTTGGAAAAGGAGTTGCATCTGGGGTAAAAACAGTAGGTAAAGTTGCAAGAGATGTTCGTAAAGTTGTAGGTGAAGAATCTCAACTTGATGAAAAGGCAGAAAGTGAACAGCAACAAAAACTTTTTGGACTTGCTCTATCAGTCAAAAGAGGAAATACTCCAAGAAGTGAAGTAAGTGATGCAGTTCTTAAAATTGTTGATACAATGAGTGAAAAGAAAATTCGTGATTTTGCTAAAACAAAGCATGAAGGTATTCCTAAAAAAGTAGAAGCAAATGAAGATTTGCAACCAACGACTCCACAGCAATTTGCTGCTCAAAGGCAGTTAGCAATGGCTCAAAGAAAATTAACTGCTGCAGATCAAATTTCCTTACAACAAAAGAAAAAACAAATGTCTGGGGCAGTTCAACAAGAAAATACATCGAATGATGCACTTGAATTGGTTAGACAATCAATTATGAAAAAACATGGTGCTGCTTCTTTGATCGGAACTCCAGAGAATAAAGCAGCACAAAAAGCAGCAGCAGAAAAAACAAAAACTCAACCAAAACCAAAACAAAAAGACCCATACCCAGATGATGTTTATTCGAGAGGTATTGGTATTAGAGGGTATCGATCGGGAGATTGATATTCCTAAATAGGTTAGGACACTTTCATATTCGGAGGACATCATGGGCGCACTCGTAGAATTAGTAAAACCACTTCTTCTTGTAGCAATGAACTCTTGCCACACCAAGAGACTTGTATGTGATCTTCTTGACCGTTATGTCAAGACTACTGATAATGATGTTGATAATGTTATTGCACTTACAGTAAGAACAGCACTTCTCAAGAATTGCTGATAAAAAATAAAAAATATATTGCAAACGGAGATTTTTTTAAAGATCTCCGTTTTTTATAAATACTCATAGCATATTTTTACGGAAAAAACACATGGCACTCTGGGGAAATCTTGACAATAAGGGTTCTGGTGGAACAGTATCTCTCAATTATGGAACTCTTGTTGTAACTGGAAGTGGCACGACTTTTGGACAAGTGGGTGCTGCAGCAACTGGTGATGTAATTAGATTTGGACTTAAGAGTAATGGAACTTATGTTGGTGATGCAGTAATTGTTAGTATCGCAAGCACAACACAACTTTCTATTGCATCAACTTCTGGATTGAGTGGTGCTGCAATTTCTGGACGTTCATTTCAAATAAGTCAACTTCCAAAATTCACAATACATGATAAAAAATATCAACAACAATTTGGAAATAATACTGAAACAATTACTATTTTAAACACTGCTGCTACATACACTGCAGGTGTTGGAACTAATATTGTTTTGGTTAATAGTGTTTCGAGAGTAATTGCTGGTGATACTTTAACCAGTGGTTCTGTTTCGAAAGTTGTAGTTTCTGTTGCTTCAACTTCAGTATCCCTTGCTTCAACTATTGCTTCTGCAATTACTGCTGCGGCTGCGGTTGTTTTTAGTAGAGTAACGGGTGGGCATGATGGATATGTTTATGGTGTAGCCGAGGGTGGTGCAAATGCTGCGCAAACAACATCATATGCTCTCACGCATGAAGGATGGGTAGGTGTTACTACATACAAAGATGCTGAAGGTAATTTGAGAGTTAAAACGGAAACTCTTGTAGCAATGTCGGGAATTAGCACTGGTAATACTCCAACATATCCACCAGTTTGATAAGGTATGATATTTAATGAATTGAATGCGGACAATTTTCTCTTATTTGCAATTAAAAATTATGAAAATCCTCAGGCAGTAACAAGAGAAGACTTTGAAAAAGATTTAAATCATTTCAAATATATTAAGCGACTTTTAAAGAGGTATAAGAGGGAAGGGCAACTTAAAACTCATCTTATTTTAAATCATTTTATAGTTTTATATAATATATTTGGTGAGGCAGCAACTCCAATGTTATTTTTTAAGATTGAGAAGGAATTGTGGCCTCCTTTAAAAAGCTTTATTATTTTTTTGGAAAAATTGCCAGAATATCCAAAATCAAGTATTCATGAAATTGAATTAGATGATAATTGTCTAAAAGAACTTCAAAAAGTCTACAATGGAAAAGAAGAAGATTGATTGGATTATTTCAATAATTAGAGAGCAGATGGTAGCAAATGCTCCTGGTAGTTCAGGTGGATTTAGTGGATCAGCAAATCCAAAAGGACCTGTTGCAGGATTTGATCCTGTCATGGGAAAAGTTCAAAAAAGATTTTGGAAAGGTAAGAGAAAACCTTGGTTAGATTACTTAAAAAATAAATAAAAGAAGCAGAATTCAAAATTACAGATTGAATTGGGATACCTACAATACCCAAAACAATGGAAGAAGTTAAAGTAGCAATTTTAGAACAAAAATTAGAAGATTTAAAAGATATTATTGTTAAAATTGATGATGCTATTGAAAAGATGAGTGAGGTAAATAGTAATGTAGGTAAAATGCTTGCCGTCCATGAGCAAAGAATTACCAAACAAGAAGAAATTGACAACTTACTCTTTACTAAAATTGACAAACTCCGTGATAAAGTTGACAGCGATTATAGCATCGTTGTGTCAAGAGTTCAGTCCATAGAAAAAAGAGTTTGGATGGCTATTGGTGCAATTGCCTGTATTACTTTTTTTACAAATAATTCTCAATTTATTGAAATCTTGACACCCGATTATCAAAGACCTATAATAGAGCAACGCAACTTTAAGTCTTAATTATGGATTTTGTTGATGTTAAATACATCAATTTGATTTCTTCCCGATTCCAAAAGTTTAAAAAAATAAAGAATAATCTTTATAACTTTAGGTGTCCGATTTGTGGAGATTCTCAAAGGAATAAAAATAAAGCAAGAGGATACCTATATCAAGTTAAAAATAATACAAACTTTAAGTGCCATAATTGCGGGATAAACATTTCATTTAACAATTTTCTTAAACAGATAGATTCTGTAATTTATAAACAATATACTTTTGATAAGTTTAAAGAAGGTCATACTGGCAAGAATTTTATAGTAGAAGAACCTGTGTTTCATTTTGAGGCACCTCAATTCAAACCAAAGTTGAATTTGCCAAAAGCAAAAGAAAATCAAAAGGCAAGAGGATACTTAGAAAGTAGAAAAATAAATCCGGATAAATTTTATTACACAGATAAATTTAAATCGTGGACAAATTCTTTAAAAGAAGTCTTCGATGATACTACTAAAGATGAACCTAGGATTATTATTCCTCTGTTCTATCAAAATACTTTAGTTGGATTTCAAGGTAGAGCACTTGGTCCAAGTAAGATTAAATACATTACTGTAATGCTGAGAGATGACGCACCAAAAATCTATGGACTCGATGAAGTTCAAAAAAACAAAACTGTATATGTCACCGAAGGACCATTTGACTCAACATTCATTTGCAATGCGATTGCTATGTGTGGAGCTGATGGTGATGTTAGTAAGTGGGGCATTAATGATCCTGTTTGGATATACGATAACGAACCACGCAATTCAGAAATCCTATCAAGAATTTCCCGTGTCATCGAAATGGGACAAAAAGTTGTCATTTGGCCTTCATCAATAAAAGAAAAGGATATTAATGATATGGTTTTGTCTGGACTCAATGTTCAGAACGTGATAGAATCTAATGTATATTCTGGATTAGAAGCAAAACTTAAATTTACTACCTGGAAAAAAGTATGAGTAATGGTACAAAAGTAATCAAGAGAAATGGATTGATCGAATCTCTTGATTTAGATAAGATGCATATAATGGTGGAAGAGGCATGTAAAAATCTTGCTGGTGTCTCTGCAAGTCAAGTTGAAATGAAGTCTGGCATTCAATTTTACAGTGGAATTTCTACTGCAGAAATTCAAGAAATTTTGATTCGATCTGCTTCAGATTTGATCGACTTAGATCATCCAAATTACCAATATGTTGCTGCTCGTCTTTTGTTGTTTGCAGTTCGTAAACAACTTTACGGAAAGATGATGGAACTTCCTCATCTTGAAGAGCACATTTATGCCTGCGTAAATGCAGAAGTATATGACTCCGATATTTTTAACAAATATTCTAAAGAGGAAATTGATTTTGCAAACTCTTTTATTCGTCATGATAGAGATTACTTATTCACTTATGCTGGACTTCGACAGGTAGTTGATAAGTATCTTGTACAAGATAGGAGCACTGGAGGAGTATATGAAACTCCTCAATTCATGTATATGATGATTGCATTGACAGTATTTGCCGAATATCCAAAAGAAACTAGAATGTCATACGTTAAGAGGTATTATGACGCAATCTCAAGACACAA